ATAATGTTTCTAATATCATTCATGGTTAACTTCCTATCGGGCTTTTTACATATTCTTCAGGTGATATATCTTTGGAGTCACCTGCTTTAACTCCATCAACAGGATCGATAGCTCTTTCTTTTCTTGCAACTTCAAGTTCTTTGAGCAAGTCCATTACACGGTTTTCACCTGCTTGTTCTTGTGCAGATTCTCCGCCCATGTCTTCTGTGTTTAACAAAGATTCATATGGTTTTTCTTCATCTGAATTTTCTTGATACTGTTCAATAGGATCACCTTCACCTCTTACAATAATGTGACTGTGTCCAACACCAGTTTCGGTTACCAAATACTGTTCAAGCACAAATGCAGTTACAGGATAGTTTACTTCTACATCAAAATGCGTAACTTCACAGTTGCTTAACTGTGGGAAGTCCAAAGGCTTTTCTGTAATTGGAGTTTTTTTACCAGAACTAATACCAACAATATCGTATTTGGTCATTGAACTTTCAAGTCTATCTTCAAAGCCTTCAGGTAACTCTCCTGCTACTCTTACTTTAAACTTGTAAGTTTTTTTTGATTCAGTTAAATATTCTGCAAATTTTTTCATCATACTATCCTAATATATGTTATTTATCCAAGTTTCTTAGTTTTTCTAACAAACTATTACGATCAGAAACTACGTATCCTTCGCCCTGAACAATGTCTCCGTCAGCTGATCCATCTTTGTCTTGTTTTTCTTTTTTGAGTTGTAATTCAACCATCTTAAGTTTTTTGTCTAGTTTTGCTACTTTTGCATCAAGATTGGTTTTAAGCATATTACCTGCAACTTCAAAAATACGTCCTGAATAACGGCTTTCTACATTCATGCCTAGATCCATTAAATCCTCATATGCCTGCATGGATTTTTGCGAAACTTCGTTGAGCTCTTTATCTGCCATTTCGCCTAAACCTTTTACTTGTGGTAATGCAGCAGTAATTTTGTCAAGTTCTTGTATACTGCGAGCAGTTTCTTCTTGCTCAACGACTGCCTGTTGTGCTTTATCTGCATTACGAGACTCTTCTATAATTTCTTTAGAGTCTGGCATGTTTAATAGTTCTTCTAGTTTTTTTGTCATTATTTCTCGCCAATAACTGCTAATATATTTATCGACTACTTATAATCTCTAAAATGCTCTTGATATTCTTTTTTTGATAGTTTAATGTGCCAATTTCCGTCTGTTTTAAATAAAAATGGCTGAAACCACTCAGGCGCAGGATATCTTTTTGAACCGTGATTGCTTTTTATATAAATTTTATCTACATACTGAAAAGCATCTTTAAGAAAAAATTCCCAATTAAATTGTTCTCCTCGAGGTAATGTATCTTTGTCAAACATTGTTCTATTAGCAACTAAAATGTCATATTTTCCTGGAAAATTCATAGCTTTATTATTAAATATGTACATTGAATGTACTTTTAGTCCTATTGCGTCAGTGCATTTTTTATATGTACCATCAGGTTTAGATAATTCATAATCTATTTCTGTTGCTTCAACTTTAATTCCTTTTTCCATTAGTAACCAAGGCAAAAACCCTATACCTGTACCAATATCTATTGCAGTTTTAATCCCAGTCCAGTCATATCTTTCTACAAACTTACGCTTCTCATCCATGTAGCGAGGCCAACCTCTTAGAATTTTTGCACCGTCAGTGCGTTTTGTAGGCATACCGCCTAATTTGCTTAATAGTAATTCTTTATATTGTTCTTCGGTCATCATCTTTTTCCTTGATGGAAAATATCTGTCTCGTTTACAACACGGAAATATATACCCTGTTGCTTGCACCAAGCAGTTGCTGCTTCCCATTTGGCTTGATTTAATACCCAATGAGCTTGATTATGTCTACTACGGCCAAGTTTTTCTTTTACAGTTTGATTTTGTGGTTTGACTTCTATTACTTCTACCCGGTTTTTACCGTTTCTATCTGCATATGCAATAAAAAAATCTGGAACATATATAGTAGCTTTACCTGTTAACGGATTTCTATATGGTATCCTTACAGCTTCACTAGCCCATTGTGCAACATTTGGGTGTTCATCACAAAATCTCATAAAAGCAAACTCCCAACTGCTTCTATAGGTGGGTGTTTTTCTTCCTACGTATTTTTGGGGATTCTTTAGAGTGTACTTACCTTGAGCAAATCTAGCCATATCATATCACTATATTTCGCTTTTCAAGTTTTTCAACAGACTGTGTTCTTTTAAATCCGAGTGTACTTGTTGCATCTCTGTTATAGTTTAAAACTTCTGTAACAACAGCACTTAGTTGTACTTCGTCAAACCCTTTAAGTGTATCAAGCAATGTAAACACATTTACACCATCTATTTTAGCCTGTTGTAATAGCACAGTTGCAGTGCTTACAGCGGCAGTTTGATCAAATCCTCTTTTACTAAAGAATGCAATAACAGCATCTACTTCGTTGCTGGGAAAACTTAATTTTTTAGTAAAATACTTGTCAAAAAATTCTGTGGTTTGTTTTTCTGATGTTTTAGGTGCATTTGGTAGACTGCTCATGTTACATTACCTTTTAATCTTTGTTTTTCGCTTGCAGGTAAACTAGCGTAATTAGCAGTATTACCATTAACTCCGCCGGTTCCACCGTTGGCTTGATATTCTTTGTTATTTAATATTCTTGCTGCACTTTCTTTAGCAGCTTCTGTGTTATTTGCGGCTTTTGCAAGTGCTGATAAACCTACAATAGCTGCTGTTCCAGCTATTAGATCTTTGCTTCCGCCAGTGCCTCCATTTTTTGGAAAAAATGCATTGCTAACTCCACTTACATCTGTTCCTGCCGCCGCTCCTATTGCTCCTTTTAGTAAACTAAATCCTTCTTCTCTAATACCTTCAGAACTTAATCCTCTTACGTTTGCAATAAGATTAGCTGCCGCTAGTCCTGCTTCTAGAGGACTTTTAAACCCTCCATCGCCTGTGATGTAATCGTAAAGTGAAATACCTGTACCAATTGCTCCTCCTAATCCAAGAGCACCGCCTCCGAGTAAACTTGCCGGACTTGGAGTTGTGTCATAGTGTGAAGGATCACCAAATCCTTTAGGACTATCTACTTCTACTCTGCCTCTGTCATACCAAACAGCTTCATATGCTACTGTCATAGTGTTTTGCATAGTACCTGAGCCGTCACTAGAATCTACACTGTCGTGCGCCCAGTTTGTAACCAATGGATTTACCAGTGTATATGTAGTGTATGTTTTTCTTGAAAGTTGACTAATTTGTATACTTTTAAAAAAGTGTTCACTTACTCTATTGTCTAATCCGTAACTATATTTGTTTAGTGCTGATCCTAAATATGTGTTATCTCCAGGTATTCCTTCTTGTCCTGGTGCAGGTGGTGGTTTTATTTGTCTATTATAGGCTTCTGGAAGAGAACCGTAGTTACCATCTGCAAAGTAGTAACGATAGTATGCTTCAAGCAAAGCAGATGTAACACCTAAATTATCATCATGAAATGTGATATTTACAGGGTCATATGATATACTAGTTTGAACATTTTTAATCCTGTTATATTTTTTCTTTGTATCAACTGTTGCTGTATACTTTGGTAAATCAGCAGCTTTTACAAGTAATCCAATTTCTCTTGTATGTCTTTGTTTTAACTCAGGCAAAATACTTGCAGGTAAATCATTTATTTCGAAAAATACATGATATAAAAACTTTGCTTTAGGAGCAAGTCTAAAAGCGTCTGTTACAAAAGTTTTGCTGGCATGCCTAAAGTCGCCAAGATTACCTTTTGGACTTAGAGCGCCACTTGCTAAATTATCTAAAAATCCTGTGAACTTTCCCATGCTAATATTTATCCAATGTAATTAACTGCGTATATAAAAGAAACAAGGGGTACTAAAAAGTACCCCTTGTTAGATTAGGAACTTTGTTATATTAAGCGCCGCCGCCAGTAACGAGAGTGTTAACTGTACGACCAACTGCTGTACCAATTCCAGTACCTTGTGGTGTTTGGATAGCATTGTCATAACGTATACTTAATGTAACACTGACTGGATCTGTTGAATTTGAATATGCTAACTGATTATAGTTTGCACTTTCAACATAACAGCCGTATAATTCGAATGTTTCAAGCACATTTGGTGTGTTGGCACCGTTACCACCATCTAGGATTTCGATACGTGTTGTGAATTTATAATCCTGACCTGATGCTGCACTTGACTGTTCATAGAAGTCAAATTGTTTCTGTAATTGCTCACCTACTAGTTTTTGTACATTGTTGTTTACATCTTCACGTAGGTTTAGAGTAATTGCTTCCCAAGTGTGTTTACCTGCAAGATAAACTCTTGAGTTATAAATGTCTATTGTCATTTGTTCAAAACTCACGTTTGGACGAGCTACATCTATAACTTGTTTTGTTAGTTCTGTTGTCGGAGTTGATGTTCCGAAATTTTCTAGTGATACCCTAAAACGATACTGTAATTTAGGCATCAACAGGCCTTGGTTGCTTGCAGAATCTCCGCTAGCCAAAGGCACTGTAATTTTTGATAGTGTTGATATTGCCATTTAATTTGCTCCTAATCTATAAGTATTTATCAATCTTACAGTCCTGCTATTTCTCCAGTATTTTTAAGTCTTAGTGGAATGTAAATAAATTCAACTGCCTTAACAGGTTCGATAGCAATGTCTAAATGTAGTTCATTTCTATCAATTCTGCTCGGAGTATTATTAGATTCATCACACACTACTAGATAATCATACAATGCTCTCTGTCCAACTAGTTCTAGTAATAAACTTTCTGCAGCTTGTTTAATTTCATCTCTTGTAATCTTATCGTTTGGTTCAAACAAATAAGGCTTAGCAAGTGTGTTTAATTGGCTACGTAGGTAGATAACAAGTCTTGCAACATTGATTCTATCTAAAGAACTTGCAGCAAGTTGTCTTGTCTTCTGACCAAAAGCAACTAGTCCTGCACCTGTAATAAATGTAATTGGGTTAACTGCATTTGCGTAAAGTGTATCTCTTTGCCCTTCGTTTAGTGCAATACTTACAAATTCGCCTTCACTGCTTATATAACCTGTAGAACTTGCATTTGTAATACCACCACGTCTTGTACCTGCTGGTGCAAACCATGGGAACGATACTTGATCACTTAGTGCAATGGTTCTCATCATCATATGACTTGGTGGAACAACAACATTGTTACCAAAATTATCACTTGTAAATCCACTTGGATAGTAAACACCAATATATGGATCAGTTGTTACTAGTCCGTTATCGTTGTCTTCTACAGCAAGTGCTTGGTTTGTTGCCCAGTTATTTAATGCTGTTGCATTCGGTAACAAACGGAATGGTGAATCACCAAGTACAAATGCTGTCAAACCTCTGTCATAGTTTAGTGATTTCATTTCACCTATAAGTTCTGGATAACCAGGACATGCCATTAGGTTAAACAATCTTGCTTCATCATCTCTAATATCTTCATTAGAGTTAACTAGTGCTTGTAGACCTTGTACAACAACTTTACGTTGTGCTTTGCGTCCAAATGTGCCAGAACCATCTACTTGGTTAGCACTTTCAGTTACCCAACGATCTGCGAAGTAACTTGCCATAGTTTGTCCATTACCTGCACCGTAACGGGTATTGTTGCCTGCTGTATTAATGTAATTTCTTACATATTTCTTAACATTAAATCCGCTTCTACGCAAGTTCCAAAGCAACATACCTTTTGGATATAGTGCTGGATCTGGTGAGTCAGGGTCAACATAATCGCTTTCCATTAATGCTGTTATGTCACCAGCTTCATTGCTGTTAGCACCTGCTGTATTATAACGTACATCTGCAAATAGTATACCGTCTTCAGTAGTTTGATCGCCAGTATCAACTAGTACCCAGTTGTCTTCTGCATTTGCATTTCCTAAATCTGGGTTATATCTGTAAATTTTTGGATAGTTTTCAATATCACTTGTGTCTATCCAAATATCTCCAGTTTTGAGAGTAGTTCCGTCACTTTGTAGTATTGGAACTGTTGCTGAAACAATAGGTCCGTTTGGATCTGGTTGATCTGCAGCTACACCGCTTGCATAATACGGACTTGCTGTTGAACTTTCACCACTTGACCCATCATACAGTAATCCAACAAATTCACTACCATTGTGTACTAGGATATCTACTTCATCAACAATTGAGTTATACCAAAGTCTACCGTCTGCTGTCTTTGCAGTAACTTCAGTGTCGCTTGCTGTGAAGAATCCTGAACCAGTATCAGTTGTTGGTGTCCAATGAGTTGCTTGTAACTGTTTTGGACTTGTAGAACTTGTAGTTCCAGGAACGTAAACAAGATTTTGGATTCCAACACTTGCACTTACATATGGCACAAATCCTGCTGCTGTTAAAACACCATCTGTATCAACAAAACGTATTTCACCACCTAGTGCATGTTGTATAATAACTTTGTTTTGTGGATCAACTGTTGCTGTAACATTGGTAATGTTTGCATCATTGATTGCACTTGCTAATATACCTGCATCACTTGCAGCTCCTGTATATAAACCAGTAACTGTGACTGCTGTTTCAAAAGCAGCACTGCCATTATCGGTGGTTTGTACAGTAAATGATTTTGATGTTGCAGGGCCCGAGCTACCTGTTATAGCATCTTGAACAATTTTTACACCTGTAACTGTTGTTGCACCAATAGCTCTTCTACGCTGTGGTCTTAGTGTTGCCAATGGACTGTCATCTCCAGCAACATTGCTTTCAACATACAAATCACCTTGAGATAAATTAGCACCACCGCCAACAATATCTAATTCATATAGTGCTGTTTGATTGTTTGCGTGTATTGGAGCACTTAATGTTTCCCAAAGCTCTGAGCTTGCATTCCATTTTTTAAATGATATGCTTGCGCCTAGATTTGGTGTTGTTGTCTTTAGCCAAATACTTCCAGTTGGTCTTGCACTAATACTTGTTGGTATTTGAAGTCCAGGAGCACCGCTAATTGTGTCTCCAATTTTCCATTCTGGAATACCTGTGTGCTTAGAAATCTGTAGCGCAGGCGGAAAATGTGTTCCTTGTAAAATTCCTAGTTCGGTTAATCTATCAGCATCGCCTTTGATTTCAATTTCACCGCCTGAGGATGAATCTCCGCTTGCTGATGCTGTTCCGTCACTGTAAATTTCAAGTTTTAAATCTACTGCTGCCGCAGTTACACCTGGAATAGTTAATCCGTTAATTGTGCTTGCAACATCAGTAACAGTGTCTGAACTGTTAATAGTAACGCTTGTTCCATTTATGATAATTGCTGCTGTTGCATTAAATGTTGGATTACTTGTAGTACCTTTAATTGTAGGCCAGCTCTTTGTCCACGGTTCACTTCCTACTAATACCCAAGTTCCTGATGTATTTCTGTACCAAATTTTTAAAATAGTAGATGTTGCAGTAATCGCATATGATCCAACAGCGCCTATTGCGTTTGATGGACGTCCTGTTCCATCTGCCGCTGTACCGTCGATACCGTTAGTTGCTAAACTACTGTCTGACATTTCGGTTGTATCAGTAACTACATATGGCACTTTGTTTGTAAAGTTCTGACCACCGTTTACAACACTCTTACCATTCCATTCTTGGATTCCCCATAATGAATTGGCAGTGTCTAACCAATAAGTTCCATCTGCTGGATCAGCCGCAGGTGCTGTTGCACTTGCTTCGAGTTGACCTAGGTCTACATCAGCTCTGACTACCCAAGCTCTGTTGGCAACACCTAGATATGAATAAGCTGCTTGTAAGCCGTATTCATTTAATTCGCCGCCATGGATTGGGTTGTTGTTATTGTCTACCTGGAAGATTGGATCTCCGAAGGTATCTGCTAAATCTCGTTGTGAAGTTAACAGGTAAGGTGTACCTGCATTTGCTGCTAGTGTTCCTGGTGCTGTGCCAGTTCCTGCAGCATTACTTTTGTTGCTTTTAGTTGCAACAAAAATCATTGGAGTTGTACCTGGTTCAGCTGGGGTATAGAAACTTTCGTCTATTACGCTAACCTGTACGCCTGGTGATACTAGTGCCATTTGTTTATTCTCCTATAGTGGACATTATATTCGTTACTATTATTTAGCAAGAGATTTTAAAAAAGTACGATAAAACACCACAGAAAAGGGGCCAAAAAGGTAAGGTAAATACAATATGAGACCATTATGTGTATGCGGCTATAGACCAGCGGCGATAAACTATAAAAAAGGTAACAAAGTTTACTATCGAAAAAAATGCGAAAAGTGTTTGAAACACAACACAATAGGATTCGGTATACCTAAATGGAAACTAGCAGGTTACGAAAAAAAAGAATACTGTGAAAAATGTGCATACAAAAGCAAACATGCAGAACAATTTAATGTGTATCATATAGACGGAGATTTGACGAATTGTAGACCAACTAATCTAAAAACAGTTTGTGCTAACTGTCAGCGTATTCTTTATAAGGAAGGAGTTCGCTGGAAGCAAGGAGATCTTTTACCAGATTTTTAAGATCAAATAGGCTTCTATCATTTGCTATAGTAGTGTCAATGTGAACATTTGCCCAAGCCCATTCAGATTTATGGACATCTTGAGGTTCCACGCCTAGATCTTGATACATTCTAAACCAAACAGGATCTGGGCCTCTACGTACACGCCAAACTTTACCGCCTATTTCTGAAATCATAGATGCTTCATTTTCAAATCTTACATCAGGAATAACAAAATTAGTATTTGGATTTTCTATAAGTTGTTTTTTGAGCAGACTTACCCATACACCATCGAAAAACCCGTTTCTCATACAATCTGTTCCAAATTCCTGCAGAACTAATCTTGGTGTTATTTCGCGGCCTGTTTCTTTTGACCAAAATTCGTCTACCTGTTCGCGCCAGGCACGACTTTCATCTGTGTCACCTTCTAGCATCTGTCTATTCCATCCAAATACTTGTGCTACACCATCTTTTAGTTTGTCTGCAAAAGAAACTTTTGAATAACCGTAATCATTTACCAGAATGTCAGCAACAGTACCTTTGCCGCTACCTATTAATCCACAAATACCTATAATCATAAGAAATCCTTCAAATAATATATAGTATATACAAATTAATTGCTGTTGTCAAGTACTTTTTGGTAGGCTTCTTCAAATCCATCTTCATGCAGATATGCTTCGTTATTGTTCCACATGCGTTTGAAATATCCTGGTGCTGATTCTAGTATTGTTTGCTCGCTTGCGCCAAAGTGACCTTTAACCATCCAAAAAAGCCTATGGGCTTCTTTGTGGCTAAACTCTGCCATTATCCTATAGTAAATCCATAGCCGGTGCCGCCTGTAACAGCAGTGCTTACTTCTTGTTCTAGTTTTTCCATTTCACTCTGTGCTTCTGCTTTGAGAGCATCACCATTCAATTGACCGCCCCCTTGTGGACCAGCAATCGTAGCAAATTTACTACGTGCTTCACCTAACATATATTTGCAGGTAGCAACTGTGTAATCTTTAATCCATTGCTTTGCAAGATAATCATTAAGTAACTCTGAATCTGGTCTATAATTATAGCAATATAATAGTAAATCTTCTTCTGTTCTAGAACGCTGAAGAATAGTAAGTTTCTTTGTAGAAGTATTCCATTTAAATTCAATAAATGATCCAAACATCCTACCTACTAACTCCTGATATTGAGAGAAAAAGTCATAGGTTGCTAGTCCGCCCATATTAGAACTTGCTAACAAGTATGTGTTGGTATAGGCTAAGTTAAAAGGTTCAAACAGTGTACCTCCATCTCCACCACCTGTACGTGATCCAATGCTTCTACGAAATATTTTACGTACTTCTATAATTTCATTAGGTAGCGTGTATTCGTTTTGATCTATTACAGTAGGCATAAAGAAATAGCTTTCTTCTACACTATTATCACTTCTTTGACGAAATCGTGTAAGTGCTTTAGTAAGTGCAGTTTCATAATGCCCAGGATCCAGTTCAACATCAATCATTCCACCACCTAGCATGTGATAGACATAGTCAAATATTTCCTGTTTTTGAGTTTTTAAAGTCGCCATATGAAAAGTTCTCCACAAGTATTTATCGTTCGATAAATATGTATATGCCAAGATTATCTTTATATAAACCAGAGAAAGGCAAAGACTACGAATTCATAGACAAACGCATCTATGAAATGTTCACTGTGGGTGGCACAGACGTTTTTGTTCACAAATATCTAGGACCAAAAAATCCTGATAGCGATACTGCAACAGCAGATCAGCCCCGTTATGATGCTGTAAAAGAAACAAACATACAGGATATGCTGTTTATGGAAAACAGAGATCGCAAGTATGATCCTGATATCTACAGTATGCGTGGAATTTATAATGTACAAGATATTGACTTCAATATGAGTCAATTTGGACTGTTTTTATCCAATGACACACTGTTTATGACAATACATATTACATCTAGTGTAAAAACTCTTGGAAGAAAAATTATGCCAGGTGATGTAATAGAATTACCACATCTCAAAGACGAATATGCACTGAATGATTATGCGGTTGCCTTAAAAAGATTTTATGTGGTTGAAGAAGTAAACAGAGCGGCAGAAGGCTTTTCACCTACTTGGTATCCACATCTATACAGAGTAAAACTAAAACAAATAGTTGATAGCCAAGAATTCAAAGATATTCTTGATTTACCTGCAGAAGAAGATAATCCAGGTAGTGGCACATTAAGAGATTTACTTTCTACATATGAACGTGAGATGCAGGTGAATAATGCTGTAATTGCTCAAGCCGAAGCTGATGCTGCTAAATCAGGGTACGACACAAGTCATTTTTACACAGTAGCTACCAAAGAAGACGGCAGCGTAGATATTGTTACCACAGACATTGGTTCATTAGATGCTAGTACAGCGAATGAACTTGCTGATAGAGTTATGCAGACACCTAATAGAGAAGGTTATCAGGGATATTTACTAGGTGACGGAATACCATCAAATGGTGAAGCATTCGGACACGGTATTAGTTTCCCCACAGGAAGTGCAGAAGGAGACTTTTTCCTAAGGACAGATTTTATGCCAAATAGATTATTTAGATACGATGGAAGTCGTTGGGTAAAACAAGAAGATTCAGTACGTATGACACTTACAAATACAAATACAAGAAGCCATCAAAAAGGTACATTTGTGAATAACACTAATACAGATACAATTGGTGGAGAAACTGTACAAGAAAGACAAAGTTTGTCGCAAGCACTTAGACCAAAGGCAGATAACTAATGCAACATTTTTACGATGGTCAGATAAGAAGATACATAACACAAGTTATTAGATTGATGAGTAATTTTTCCTACAAAGATGGTGACGGAAAACTTACAGAGGTTCCTGTTATGTATGGAGATATTACTCGTCAAGTAGGGCATATTCTAAGAGATAATTCAGAAAATAAAATACCAAGTGCGCCAAGAATGGCTGTTTATGTTACAAGTTTAGAAATGGATACAGCAAGATTAGCTGATTCAAGTTATGTTAATAAACTAAACATTAGAGAACGTGCATATGATAGTGAAGGTAAAGAATATCTCAAAACAGAAGGCAAAAACTATACTGTTGAAAGACTAATGCCTACACCCTATACACTGGGATTAAATGTGGATATTTGGAGCAGTAACACAGATCAAAAACTACAAATCATTGAACAAATACTAATGTTGTTTAATCCAAGTCTAGAAATACAAACTACAGACAACTATGTTGACTGGACTAGTTTAAGTGTTGTAAATTTAGCAAGCATAAGTTTTAGTTCAAGGAGTATTCCGATAGGTACAGAAAGTGAAATTGATGTTGCCCAACTAGGCTTTACAACTCCAATTTATATTTCACCTCCTACAAAAGTAAAACGCTTAGGTGTTGTAACAAATATTATTACCAGTATCTATGACGAATCTAAAGGTACAATAGAACTGTCTCAAAGTACTCCAGAGCTACAAGCATATGGTGATACTTCTGTAGCAAGTGCAGATATTAGAACTAATGTAAGCATAACACCAACAGGTGAGATAGCAAGACAAAATAATAATCAGGGAATATTTAAAGAAAATAGTACTAATGTAATTTCCAACACATTTAAAAATTATGGGTTGTTAGTAATGAATAATACTGCCAAATTAATTAACAAAGGTGTAGTCGGCAATACATTATGGGACGCATATATCAAAGCATTTCCTGAAGTTTTTGAAGCTGGCATTACTGAACTGCGTTTACAAAGAAAAGATCTAAGCAGTGAAATATCAGGTACAATAGCTATTAACAGCAATGATGGCACAGAACTTATAGTTAATTGGGACCAAGATACACTACCCGGCGATACAGTGATTACAGGTCCAACAGGTGATGCTAATAAAATTAGTTATATAATAGATCCTACCAAAACAAGTCCTGTGTCTATTCGGACAACAGGTACACGTATACTGTTATTAGGAACAGGTATTGGAGATTTATCTAATACTGATGGTGCAGATGATTGGAAAAATGCTGATGGAAGTGATTTCATAGCCGGAGAAAATGATATTGTCGAATGGGACGGTTCGCGCTGGCATGTTGTATTTGATTCAAGCACATATGTGGGTACAGCATATACAACAAATCTTAACACAGGTGTACAATACAAATGGGATAGCGGAGAGTGGATACTTTCATTCGAAGGCGAATATCCAAATGGCACTTGGCGTCTAAAATTCTAATATAATTAATAGTATGAACAATATTATTTGCAGCGGAGCTCTATTTTATACTCTTGATACAAGCAGATTCCTCTTTTTGCACAGGACGCAAGGTAAGCAAAACAATCTTTGGGGTTTAGTAGGTGGTACAAATGAAGGAACAGAAACTCCTTGGGAAAGTTTAAAAAGAGAAATAACAGAAGAAATAGGTGATACATCTATCAAAAAAACTATTCCTTTAGAAACTTTTATTTCAAATGATTCAAAATTCCATTTCCATACTTATTTGTGTGTTGTAGAAAAAGAATTTATACCAATACTTAACAAAGAACACGACGGATACGCTTGGGTAACATTTGGAAAATGGCCTAAACCTTTGCATCATGGTTTAAGAAACACACTAACTAACAAAGTTAATCAAACAAAACTAGAAACTGTATTTAAATTAATAGACTTATTGGATTAATTATGGAAAATAAATCAGATCAAGTTGTTAAAACTAAATGGGGGTATGAATTAACATGGGCCGAGCAAGAATCTCATGGAGGGAAAATTATTGTTTTTGAGAAACCTTCAAAAACTGATTTTATATTTCACAAAGAAAAAGAAAAATCTTATTTTGTAAATTCAGGAAGTTTTTTGTTTAAGTGGATTGATACTTCAAACGGAAATATTTTCCAACAGCAAGGTTCTGAAGGTTACGTTTTTACCGTAAATAAAATGGTACCTAGTTCAATCGAATGTCTTACACAAAATGGTAGTCTTACCGAAACAAATAATGGTGTAAAAGATGATACATATATTGTTATAAAAACGGAAAATGTAGTATGAAGATATCTGATAATAGATTATTTAAAAAAGATAAAATTAAGTTTGAAAACGCTATAGAAAAAATTCAAGATAAAAAGAAACAAGTTTACTATAAAAAAATTTATAATGAATTTTTAGCACTTACAAAAATGATAGATGAAAATCATAGTAGTTTTGCTAACGGCAAAATACAACCTAGAATGATTAGGGATGATGTAAAAGAATTACAAAATCTAAGATATCAATTGCATCAACTTACTAAGTCTTAAATATTTGCTAGTCTTTTAATTGTAATTGAACCGAACATACTTGGATGCGATTGACATTGGTAAGTGTAATTTGTATTATTACTAATATTTTCAGGTATACGCCAATATAACATTCCGCTATCTTTTCCTTGAGCACTGCTATTTGTACTAACTGTGCCATCACTTGCTACATGTACAAGATTAGTTGTAAGTGCTGCGAGTGCGTTATCTTGAAGTTCAAAAGGATGTCCACTTATTTCGTCTAAGTCAAATGCAACAGTTGTACCTGATAGCACATAGATTGTCGGATTGTTTCCAGTATAGTGACTATTAAAAGTATATGCTGTGGTGCTTACATTATCTACTCTCAAAGTAACAATAGCATGTTCATAAATGTCGTGAATATCTATTCCTGCATTAGAAACATCAGTAAGTCCATCGATCGTAGTTACTGGTGTTACAGTACTTGTAATAGTAACAGTATCTGTTCCTGAATTTGTTGTTATATTAATACCACTGCCTGCAACCAATGTTAATGTATCAGTTGTAGTATCTGCTGCTACAGTTGTTTGACCAGTAACAGCGACACTACTAAATGCATTCTGATTAGCTTCACCACCACCGCCACCAGACACTATAGCAGGCACCCAATTAGATCCATTCCATTGTAATACGTCATTTGTGCTAGGTGCCGAAGTTGTTGTATCTACATCACTTAAAGCATCTATACTTAATGACCCAATGCCTGTTAAATAAGTTCCTAGATCACTAATTTGACTTTCAGTAATACTTAATGCTGCTTGGTGTTGTGTAACACTAGACTCAGTTATATTTGTATCAGGAACATCTACCCAAGTAACTGCTGAAGATAGGTCGTTTATTTCTGTTGTTAATGCGCCTATTCCTGCGGCTGTTGGAGGTGTAAATTTAAATTCTCCTGTTGAATCATTATAACTAATAGCACCGTTTCCACTTGGTGTATTTTCTACTCCAACACTTAAACTTGCAAGTGTTAATATTGAAGGCTTGTTGTTTAAATTATTGTAATTCAAATAATATGCGCTGTCGAATCCGTCTAATGTGTCTGCATCTAATCCTGCTCCGCCACTTGCTACGTCAGCACCAGGCGCCCATTTTGCACCGTCCCATTTCAGCACTTGTCCTGTGGTTGGTGCTGAACTTGTAGTATCTACATCTGATAGAAAATCAATTGAAAAACTGTCTAAGTTTATTGTAACATTGTCTGTATCAGTAGCAATAGAAGTTGAAATATTTGTTCCACCTAATATGTTCAGCGTATCATTTATACTTGCTGCTGTTGTTGAACCTTCATCTGCTGTAATTGTATCAAATACATTTTGTGTCAGGCCGCCTCCTGAACTATTAATTGTTAGGGTATCGCCAACAATTTCTGTGGTTACATTAGTACCACCTGCAACAGTAATAGTATCATTGGCTATGTCAGCTTCGGTAAATCCTGTATCAGCATTAAATCTTGTAAATTTTGTAGCCACTGCGGAAGAAGATGTTACATTCCACGCGGTTCCGTCCCACTGCCAAGTAGTTGTCCCGTCTGTAAATGTATCATTTAATTCTGGACTTGCTGGAAAATTTAATGCCATAATAACCTCTCGTTGTATTTATTGTAATTTCAAACTTGTATTGACAGTTGTTCCTTTTGTTTCTACAGGCTGTCGTGCATACCTTGAAAATAAAATTTTATCAGATGCTCCCATTAGAGACGTAGTAAATTGTGTATAGTCTGTATCAGATGCTGTGTCGTACATCAACGGCTTTGCATCTGCTTCAATTTTTGTTTTGAGTTGTGCAGGTGTTGCTCCTGGCTGTGCTTCAAGGTGTAATCCTGCTACTCCGCAAACTTGAGGTGCTGCAAAACTTGTGCCGCTGTTAATAGCTATTCTAAAACTTTCATTTAATGGATATGCTGCATCTGAATTGTTATTGATTGTGCTAGTTGCCGCAACTATATTTGTACCTGGTGCCCAAATATTTACTCTAGGACCTCTACTACTAGAACTTGCTGTTCTATCTTTGTCTACACCATTATCATCATATGTGTTTGTATTGATATTGCCAACAACAAATGCTTCATCTGAATGAGGACTAGATCCTCTATGATAAAAATATGTGCTTGCACCGTATACTACTGTGTTGTTATAGTCGGGTCCTGTGCTTACATCTCCTTTGTAATAATCATTACCAGCGGCAATGAAAACATGTATGCCACTATCTATTGCGTCTTCAACATCTGCATCTATAGAAGAAACTCGCAAAGGCAAAAACCTTGTGGATCCTATCAATGGTACGACTATGCCAGTGCCTGTCCATAGTGTTGCATCATTTGTATAATCAACACCGTACACCCAGCCTGTGCCTCTGTAACTGCCACTTGTAGGATCACCAACTAGTTGACTGAAATACCCCCAACTTGCATTAATTATTGTTGGTCTTTTGTATCCGGTCGCAGGATCAATAGGTTTTGCTTCATGCCATAATCTAATTGCATCAAAACAATTTGTAGGGCTAATTCCAGTACCGGAATCTCCTGTGCCTTCTAATCCTGCTATTTTCATTGAATATATGTTTGCTTCTTTCGCAAAGCCATATGTTTTACCAGCAACTATACTTGCACACAATGTACCATGACCATCAAAATCTCTGTGGTAGTTTGGACTTTGCGTTCCAACTAAGCCACTTTCTTGATACCAATCTATATACTGATACCTATTGGTTCCGTCTGCTGACTGAAAGTCAGGATGTGTAGGTTCTAGACCACTGTCTTGGACAACTAAGTCTATGCCTCTTCCTTGTAGAGCATATTCATATCTATTATTTGTTACCGTAGAATTTCCGTATAAATTTGTAGGCATAACAGTTCTTTTCATGCCCCAATTTACATATTGATTACTATCTAGTGTTGTAGGTTTGGTGAAGTTTGACAATTGAGTAGATTTCAAACCAATTTGAATATCAGTTCTTTGATCCGGAGGTATTTCTACATCAAGTATTCTTGGATCATTCTTCAATAACTGTGCTTCTTCGTCAGTCAGCATAAAATGTGTTTGTCTTCTACTTCCCGGACGTTTGTTTGCAATGTCAACTGTTCTGTTGGGAATTGGACCTGAGCCAGTTGACGCAGTTAGTTCTGTTTCAACTTCATCTAAATTTATACCCCGTTTTACGATTACAGTATATTCTTTTTCGCTCATGTTTGACCTTAAACTATCGGACTGTTATCAATAATTCTCCAAGCACCATTTATATACATTTCTGGTCTGTTGCTAGTAGAATTATAAATCATATCACCGTTAGCAGCTACAAGTGCATCTCTTTGTGACTCTGTAAGATTAGGTAGTCTGAAAGGTCCATTAGTTACAATTACTCCATCCGGTGCAGATAATTCAAGTGTACTTGCACTGTCAACAATCGGTGTGCCAGCAGCTGTGCTTACAAATCTGCCTGCGTATGCTGTATTGTTAACTGTCAAATCATTTTCAACGGTAAGATCACTGCTTATAGTGACAGCAGGTGTAAAAGTAATACCACTACTGTCGTCGGTATCTATTACACTGCTTGCAAAAGTAAAATTACCTATACTTCCTCCACCACTTGCATCTTGAAATGTAAAATTACCATCACCATCAGTAGTTAAAACTTGTCCATTTGTTCCGTCTGATATTCCTAAATCTAGTAGAGAAGTTATGTTTGGAAAGGGAGCAGTAGGCTGTACCCATTGTTGGCTGTCATCATCTTGTACATATACATACAACACACCACTTGTACTGTTGTACCAAATTGCACCGCTAGATGGAGATTCAGGTGCTGTATCTGACACGCTTATACTAGCAGATCCTCCTCCTGATCCCGGAGCAGCTGTTGCTATCTCATTGCCCATTCCATTATGGCTTGTACACCAATAATAGAGTGTAGAAGGAGTTGCAGCTGTTACTGTTATCTGAACACTCCTCTGTGAAGCCGCTGCAAATTTATCAAAATATGTTTGTTTATTTACAGGATCATTATTAATTTTATAAATTACTTTTGTTAAATAGGTTGTGCCTCCGGCTCTTTCTCCGTCTATATTGTCACTGCTAAAATTTAAAGGATGAATGTTAGCTGTAGAGCCTGTTGGATTTGGAAAAAATTCGTTTGTTGAGTCATTTTGGTTAAAAATGTAGGTAAATCCCTGCACAAAAGTAAGAGTAGGTTTGTATACTCCGTTAATAAAGTATTTGTTGCCGGCTTCTAAACCATCAGGATCTACACCTACTGTTACTGTGTATTCTACTACACCAACTCCACTATCAATTAGATGTTCTGTGATATTAGAGTTTGTAATCACACTAAATCCTCCAGCATCATTGCCAGAATATAGTCTAAGTGTATTAGACTGCTTATCAAAAAACACTTCACCACTGTTACCCACGTTACGATCTAGAAAATCATCTGGTCTGGGTATAATTCTAATTCTATCTACAATAGGTGCTTGATTGCTTGCCATTTTTTATTCCTTAGCTTAGTATATTTATTCAATAACAGATCACTAGGAAGTTCTTTTATATAAATATCATAGTTAAACTATCAGTTTATAGGAGTTATAATGACAATAGAAGTTTTACCAACATCGGATAATGTTTTTATCAAAAAAATTGAAGATGATCAAAAAACAAAATCTGGGTTAGTCTTACCAGATGACGTAGCAGAACGTCCAACAAAAGGCGAAATCCTTGCTGTTGGAGAAGGAAAAATAAATGACGAGGGTAAATTATTACCTATGAAACTTTCAATTGGTGATATTGTACTCTTTCCAAAGTATTCTGGACATCCTATTAAAATTGAAGGTGAAGAAAGACTTATTTTAAGCCAAACAGAAATTTTAGCAATTTTAAAGGAGAATAATTAATGGCTGGTATAAATCCAAGAAAAGTTATTTTAGGTTCTCAAGCAAGAGAACAACTTATAGAAGGTGCAAACATACTTGCAGATGCTGTAAAAACCACATTAGGACCTAAAGGAAAAAATGTTATAATTCAAAGAACCTACGGACCACCTCAGGTTACTAAAGATGGTGTAACTGTGGCAAGAGAAATATTTTTAGAAGACACACTTCAAGATACAGGTTCTAGGCTTGTTAAACAAGCAGCTAATCAAACAGCAGATGATATCGGTGATGGAACAACAACGGCCACTGTGCTTGCTCAAGCTATGATAAAAGAAGGTATGAAGTTTGTAACTGCTGGTATTAGTCCAATAAATTTAAAAAGAGGAATAGATTTTGCACTTGCACAAGCAGTAGAAAAATTAGAATCAATTTCTAAAGAATGCAAAGAACCTGAAACAATTAAGCAAGTTGCTACTATAAGTGCAAACGGTGATGAACACATGGGTGAACTTATATCAGAGGCATTAATCAAAGTAGGACATATAGGTGCAGTTACAGTAGAAAACAGTACTCAATTAACTGACGAACTTGATTTTGTATCTGGTATGAGTTATGATCACGGGTTCTATTCTCCTTATTTTATAAATTCAGACAAACAAAAATGTGTTCTAGAAAATCCTTACATTCTAATATTAGATAGACCTGTTTTAAATGTTAATGACCTAGTACCAATTTTAGAAAAATTAGCGGCATCTGGTAGATCATTTTTAATCATGGCTGAACAAATTAATAATGATGCTTTAGCAACACTAATTCTAAACAATGCACAAGGTCATGTTAAATGCTGTGCTGTAAGATCACCGGATTGGAAGGGTGAAAAACGCAAGTACCTAATCGAAGATGTAGCAGCTTTAACAGGAGGTGTAGTACTGAGTGATGAAAATGGTATGAGACCAGAAAAAGCAGAACTAACAGATCTAGGACAAGCTAACAGAGTAGAAATTACTAAAGATATGACAACTATTATTGGCGGTCATGGTGACAAGAACAAAATTGAAAGCCGTATAGAAGGCATCCAAATGGAAATAGACGAATACAAAATAGGTCCAAAAACATTTCCTAAATGGCAATTAGAAGAAAGAATTGCAAAACTACAAGGCGGTATTGCTGTTATTAGAGTAGGTGGTCCAACAACAGTTGAAATCAATGAAAAGAAGGACAGATACGATGACAGTATTCATGCTACAAGGGCAGCTATTAAAGAAGGTGTAGTTGCTGGGGGCGGAGTAGGATATTTAAGATTAATTAAACATCTAGAAACTATCAAACCAAAAAATGAAGAGCAAAGAGCAGGTATTCAAGTTGTTATAAATTCATTGACAGAACCATTAAGAACTATTTCACATAATGCAGGTGATAAACCAGATGTAGTAATGAATGAAGTGTTAAACGGCAGTGATGAATATGGATTTGACGCAAGTAATGGAACGTATGGTAATATGTTTGAAACTGGTATTATTGATCCTACAACTGTAGTAAAAGCAGCTATGTTAAATGCAGGATCAGTAGCAGGATTGCTATTAACAACTGATTGTGCAATTTACGAGATACCCGATGAAGCAACAAAAAGCGGATTTGTACCATCTCCACCTGCAGGACATGAGTTACCAAGAGAATTTAATAATACAGACTAAGGTTTAGAAGGCCAATTTATTCCAAATGGAAAACTAACTTGATTTGGTACATCACGGAGCGCAGTTCTATAAGTAGCCCACTGCGCTTTTTTTGAGTCGCTTAATTCTCCACTAATTTGAGTCCAATCACTTTTTAATAGTAGGTCGTCGCGTTCGGCTCTAATTTCTGCAGCTTTTTCTTGTTCTGTCATAGGATGTGAGCTATAATTAGTAGGAGGAAATGATACTTCGCCGTAGTCGCCGTTGTCTAATTTTATCCACATAGCACTACTAAATTCATCTGTAGAATCTTTTTTAGCCCAAAATGCTATTGGTTCTGAAATTTCAGCAAATTTTATATGGCAATATATGTCATTTATCATATCAGTTCCTCGCTGTATTAAGGATACTGATTCAATAGTTAGATCTTTAAGCATGTTTCTTTCCTACACTTTATATAAAGTATTTATCATTTACTTGCTATTTGAATTGAAACCAACACCAGGTCTTTTATCATAAGCAAATTCAGGGTAATATGGCCCATTTTTATTTATGTAATGAAAGAACCCTTGTACTTGATAACTGTTAGAGCCTGCTTCAAATGGATCTCTCCAATGTTCTATTTCGCATCCTCTATATATTATACAATCGCCCGGTTGTTGAGGGGTCATTATACCCTTATTACCTTTAGAAATAAAGTCTTGATCATGTATATTGTGTCTATAGGTAGGATCAACATACATGCCCCAGTTATAACTAGAATCTACATCTAAATAATTAAATCCAAAACATATTGTTGTAGAAATTTCACAACTTGGACGATCTGTGTGACGCTCTAATTCCATTCCGGGTCTGTAAACTCTAAAATAAGAATAAGTTGGGCAAAGTTCTAATCCGGTATACTTTTCCATATGCGGTTTCATAAAAACCATCAATGTTTCCATTAATGTATCAGCGTATATACTATGAGAGTAGGGAACTTGACCATTATCATCTTCTTTTTTTGGGTTTACGGTTTCTTGCAATAGACAATATTGTGTAGTAATATTGCAAATATCTTTTGGTATAATCCCTTGTAGAGCAATATATCTGTTTTCTTGAAAATTTTTATGATTTACTATTTCCATGGTTTTCCTAAACTCCAACAAACTAAACTATATCGTGTTCCAGATGTTACAGGTGTAACTTGATGATATATATGCGACGGAAAAACAACTATACTTCCTCTAGGACGGATCTCTTCACACTCGTGATATCTATCTGGTCTATGTGGTCCTAAGTCAAATTTTAAGTTTCCGCCTGTATAATCATTAGGATCTGATAGACTAATTGTTACACTAAGTTTTCTAATTTTGTTCCACATCTGAGGATTGTCAGTAACATGACTTTCTAAGGGCAATGGATCACCAAAGGCATTCAGCATGTCGTTACCATCTTTATCTTTTTTGGTTGAATGGATTGCAGGATCATATTTTTCATAAGGTAATACACCACAATCGGCATGCCAACCATAATATTGAT